ATGAAAGTTGAACTCACCATTGATCGTACTAAAGAACTTCCAAAGGGAGCAGTGCCGGCGCTGGAGAAAGAGTTACTTAAAAGGTTGGGTAATCAGTATGAGAACTGCAGCCTGAGCATACGTCGTACAGGCTCTGATGGCTTAAGTGTTCTTGGTGGTGACAAGGAAGATAAAAAGAAAATAGAGACTATCCTCCAGGAAACCTGGGAAAGTGCTGACGACTGGTTTTATTAATTATTTTGGGTGTTACTTTTATCCCGTTTGCATGGGGGAGTTTAAGTGAAAGAAAAATTAGGATTGCCCAAAAAAGGCTACGCAGTCATCAGATGTCACGATGGAGTCATCGTTGCCAGGCTGCAATCATTTCCTGAGTATGAGCGCGCCCTGATGTACCGACGCGATAGCATGGTGTCATTTTTGCCTCTTCAGGATGATGAAATTGTCGGATCACCTTCACTTTTTACAAAAATGCTTGAAAAGGCTGGCTACCGTGTATCATATTGCAGTGAAAACCAACAAGAAGATTCGTTTTTGGTGTTAAAGCATGAAAATTAAACCCCAGCAACACTTAATTAACATTCTAACCTCAACAAAGCAACACCACCCTAACTTTACACTTTTTCTTGGTGCCGGTGCGAGTATATCAAGCGGAGTAGAAAGCGCCGGAGGGATGGTCAAACGCTGGAGAGCAGCTTATAGCTCTATGCATGGTGATGAGGAATTAAAAGCTCAACCTTGGTTTGACAAAGAGAATGAATATTCTGAACTTTTTGAATCTTTATACGATCAACCCACGCAACGAAGAGAATTTATTGAAAGCTGTATAACAGGTGCAAAGCCGTCTTGGGGTTATGTATATCTTACAAATCTTTTAGATAAGGGGCATTTTAATACAATATTTACAACCAATTTTGATGATTTGGTTAACGAGGCCTGTTTTACATTTTCTAATAATTTAAGGCCAATAGTTTGCGCTCATGATTCAAGTATTGCTAGTGTTAGATTAACGACAACTCGCCCGAAAATAATCAAGCTACACGGGGATTTTTTATTCGACAATATTAAAAATACCATCCGTGAGTTAGAGTCTCTTGAAGATAATATGAGGGCAAAATTCAGGCAGTTTGCCACTGAGTTTGGTATGATTGTTATCGGATATTCGGGACATGATCGTTCAATAATGGATACCTTGAATACCCTACTGCATTCTGGTACTTGTTTTCCTCATGGTATCTATTGGTGTATAAGAGACAATGCTGAAAACTTACCTGAACCTTTGAAAAACCTAGCCCGTTTTCCACATTTTCATTTAATTAAAATTGATGGTTTCGATGAGTTCATGGCCGAGCTACATGAGTCGCTTGGTTGCACTCTTCAGCAGGAAGTAGTTGAACCTTATTCTGCTTTATCTAATAAATTAGATAGATATTTCTTAGTTTCTGAAGATGAAGATGATGATGAGAATCAACATGAAATAATTAAAAGAGATATGAATAACCTCGCAGACCACGTCAGGCGTGTAAATACGGTTAGTCAATTCGTCAAAAAGATAAAAATTCTCTTGTCTGAAAAAGCATCCTCTCTCGATGACGATTCCATTACAAAATCGCTTGAGATTATGCTTAAGGAAACTCAATTTGCGGGTTCACCAGAAAACCTTCATTTTTATAACACTCCCAATTATCTTATTGCCAATTCAGCTTTCAGGGCTGGAGAGTATAAAGAATGTGTTGAATATGCTACTAAGCATTTAGCTAATGGCCCATCCATCGAGACAGAGGCACTTTTACTTCGTTCCTACATTCATTTAAAAGATGATGAGCAAATTTTGCTCTCAATGAAAAGGCTGGAACAGTATAAGAAGCTAAAAGAAGGGGAAATTACTAAAATTATTAATGCGTTAGTAGATTTAATGGATTTTGAAAAATATACTATCGCTGAAAACTTGATGGAAATCTTAGGTGCACGCGCAATTCCACTCAAACATAAAAATCTCTTAACCATAAACAGGGCGCTTTGCCAAAAGTTGCAAGATTTGCCTATCAAGACAGAACTTAAGGCAGATCTTGAGGAATTACTTACTGAATCAATAGAAAATGACGAAGCATGGATCGCTCTGGGGGCTGCTATACTTCTTGAAAAGGACGAAGTGGCAGAAGAAGTTTCTGATTCTTTGACTGAAACAGAGATCATAGCTGTTGTAACTCAATCTATGCCGATTTTCAGATTGATTTCTTCTTCACTTTATGAAAAGGTCAAAGCATTAGCTGTCAATAAAGGTTTTGAAGTGTCATTCGAAGAGGTATCAGAGGAAGATACAGGGGCTGATGAAAATGACTCCTCAAGCACTCAAAACCCTGAGCAAACAGGCCATGATTCAAACGTGAGTCATGAATCAACTGATAACGATCATTCTGCTCTGGTTGACGCTCTATCACTTGATACTGAGAAGCCAGCAGAAAATGATGAAGCATTTGTTGGTGAACCGGAAGATGAGCTCTTGAATACTCTTCAAGATGATCTTTCTGAAAGACCTGCTTAAATATTTTTCTTGTTAGTCGACCATGAGGGAGCTTATGAAACAAAAAAGCCAACACGCAAGCAGCAAAATTTCTGAAGAAAGCAAAAAAAAGCTGAAGGAACTGCTTAAAAAACAGTAGATTAACATGAACACAAAAGCCCCTTCGGGGGCTTTTTGCTTGTTATGTATTTCGATGCTTTTTATGTGTTAAGATAAAAACTAACAGCCTGAACAGCTGACCCTGCTGCGCCTATGGAGAGATACCAAGGTGCATATTCAAATCCAAAGTACTTATCTGACGTTAACCAACGCCAGCGATTTTCTTTTTGCCGCATCCAGAGGTGCGTTATGAAGAAAAGCTGGTTTCAACATACCCAACTCACCACTGAGCAGGCTGACGAACTGGAAGCCCGCTATCGCGCAAAGCAGATTAAGACAGAGCGGAGTCTGGATAATGACTTCATTCACTGGACGATCAGCGCGTTCTTGCCAGAAGTATCTAAGCCTCCGCGTCAGGACAGAACCTGGCAACAACGGATCTGGAGGTGAATGTGAAAATCTACGATATCACCCCAATGGGCAAGCCCAGAATGACGCGCGCTGACAAATGGAAAAAGCGCCCCGAGGTTCTGCGTTACCGGGCTTTCTGTGATGAAGTTCGTCTGCAGGGTGTTGAGCTGCCGGAAAGCGGTTCACATGTCACCTTCATTATTCCGATGCCAGCGAGCTGGGGCAAAAAGAAACGAGCAGAGTTCAACGGTAAACCACACCAGGCTAAACCCGATTTCGACAACATGATGAAAGCCCTGATGGATGCCATTTACGAAGATGACGCTCATATCTGGGATTCACGCGTAACTAAATTATGGGGAGAGAAGGGACAAATAATTATCGGGGAGATAGCAGAATGAGGGCGCTGCTGAAGCCGGTTGTTGCGCGTGAGCTTGGAATTGTGCTGCTCAAACCGGGCAGCGAGCTGATGTCATTATTCAGTTGTGAACGTGTGCTTGTGGAAAGCCAGCCGGCAGGCATGGACCGGTTGCCTGCTGGCCGTGTTCCTGATGTTCGTCAGCCGCTTGCCAGTGACGACTCCCTGAGGCCGTTCTTCCTGGATGAAAAAGTTATTAAGGCTGCTGGCGGTTTGAGTGGCCTTGATTACTGGCTTATGCGTTATGGCGGTCATTGCTGTCAGTGGCCACACAGCGATTACCATTATCACGAGTTAACTCTTCTGCGCCATGACCCCGGATCGGTTCTTCTGTGCGGACATTGTGATAACCATTTGCGCGACCACTACAGCGTACAACTTGCAGAGCTGGCGAGACGTAATGTTATTAACTGGATTATCAACAGCATCATGGTGGCGCTGAATCAGGATCCGTCCAGAGAACTGTCGCTGGCGGAGCTTTGCTGGTGGGGGGTACGTATGGGGGTTACCGACGCAATTCCCGAATCAGTAGCCAGCCGGGCGCTTCGTATTCCTTCAGAAGAGCATCTGTCAGTCATGCGTGAATGCGATATCGAACCGGGGGTAACCGCCACCAGCATCATTACAGCCAAAGCCAGCACGTTAACCGTATACATGCCATCAGCGCAGGTTCCTGCGCTCAAGCCTGTAGTTGGTGTTCTGGTCGATCCAGAGTCCCCGCAAACCTATATAAAACGTCCAAAGCGGATCCGATGGACGGCCCCCGGGTATCTGGAATGGATTAAAACACAGCCCTGCGAATGCTGCGGCAAACCATCAGATGACCCACACCATTTAATCGGCTGGGGGCAGGGAGGGATGGCAACGAAGGCGCATGATATTTTCGCGATCCCCTTGTGTCGTCAGTGCCATACAGAACTACATAACGACCCGGTGAAGTTTGAGCGAAAGCATGTGCCTCAGCCGGTAATGATTATCAGAGTGCTGGACCGGGCTTATGGGCTCGGCGTTCTGGCGTAAGGAGAAGAACAGGATGACACCACGTCAACGCCGCAATCATCTGGAAGCGCTGGGTAAAGCGGCTTCTGCTCCACGCAAAAGCTGGCTGGGTAAATGTATTCTCCTTACAGGGATCCAGTCCGGATGGATTAAATCCCTGCTCACTATATGGGGCGAGGGGGTGGGAGGAAAAACTGCACCCCGTTTGCTGCGAAGTCATGCATGCTGGAATGTTATTAAAGGACGGATTTGGTCAGATAAGGCGTTAGAGCGATTCACTGTTGCGTTAAATCAGGCGAGAGAAGAGGGATTCCGTGGACAGCAGGCAATGAACAGGGCACATAGCATTCTCTGGCCGCAGTCATCCGCTAGTGTGATTGATGAAGCCCTGCATAATGATGATGTCGATTTTGTTGAGCAATGCGTACTGCAGGCGCTGGATATTAATGATCCGGTTTATGTGGTCGGTCTTCAGTATTACACCACCCGAAAAAAAATCTCAGACATAACCCGGGAGTTGCAGGCGATTGCGCCATGGTTAACTGATGGGGAGGCAAGAAAGCGCGTGCGCTGGTGCCTGGAAATATTCAGAGCAAAGGTCTTTTTGGAAGCACGCAAACTGTTATCTGAATAGACTCACTGAAATCATTTTTTAGCTATTGATGCTATTTTTTGATAATGGTGTTGAAAACGGGCCAGAAAATCAGATAATTTATTCATGCTTGGCAGAGCTGCTGCCACTATGGCAGCGACAAAAAGCGAACAATTTGAACATAACGAGAACCCCGCCACAGCGGGGTTTTTGGTTTCCGGCGATACGACAGGGGTATTCGCGAGGTGCATAGCACCAGTACCCCTGTCATATCGCCGATCTGAAATCGTTAACTCGAAAACAAGTTCTCACAATCCTTTTTCGTTTCTAACTCAGAGGAAAAATGATAGGGGGTCACTGCTAAACGTAGACATCAATATTTTTAGTATTATTCCCTGCAACGTTCGAACTTGATTTGTCACTTACCGTAGGTAATGCACCCGATGCCATTTGGTTTTTTTCTGCTTCTTGTTTTTGTAATTGAGCAATTTTTGCGTACATAGACTCGATTTGCCTTTGAATCATCTCCATCTGCTGTTTAAGCAGTTTTGCCTCATCTTCGGAGGTTACTTCATTTATTTTTGAACCCATGGCGCTGAGTTCTTTTGTCAACTCTCCAATTTGTTTTTTCAGGTTTTGAATTTGTTGTGAAACAGAGTTGCCAGTACTTGAAGATGTTTGTTTTACTGTGCTTTGCAGTATGTCCTGACCCAAAGTGCTAACGGTCATGCTCATGGTGGTTCCTCCGGCCTTACATTTATTACCCATTATCGTCATCTTTCGAAATTACTTTATTAGCAAAGGTTAAGTTGTGGTTTCCTGCACCACAGCATTATTTGTGCCGCTCTATACTATCTGCTGAGTATCGCGGAGGAGCTTATGAAAGAGGGCTATTACTGGATTCAGCATGTTGGCATTGTACAGGTGGCGTACTACACGAATGACACTGTTGATGATCTGGAGACGGGTAAAACAATCACAGGTGTCTGGCATCTGACCAGAGGCGATGACATTTGCCATAACGGTGAAGCAGAGGTGTTAGAAGGTCCTCTCTCTCCACCATTGTAAACAACTGTACTTACTTCGAGGCTGCCGCATGGCGGCCTTTTTCATTTCAGGCTCACGGGAATCATCCGCTACGTGCTTTGTTGATAAATCCAGCCCGTGAAGCCTGACCCTTTAATCACACACAGCGCCATCCGAAGAATCGGAGGTGAGGCTATGACCAGAATGAGCACCATTTACAGCAGACTTTCATATGGAACAGGAACCACGCTGACCGGTTGCGGTGTATCAGCGAAGGCATATGCCGAAACAGCTAAAACAGCAAAAGAGGTGTCCTGGATGTTGGCCGACAGAATTGCAGGGTTAAGCCTGAGTGACTGGGCAATTATTGTCGGTATTGCATGCACCGTTATCACCTGTGCTGTGAACTGGTATTACAGGAAAAAGGAAAGGGAGGACCGGCTTAATGGCAATGTCACCAAAGCTGGAGAATAAACTGAGCGCAGCGGTCGTTGGTCTGATTCTTGCGGGAGCCTCCGCGCCAGTTATTCTCGATCAGTTTCTGGATGAGAAAGAGGGTAATAGTCTGACGGCGTATCGCGACGGCGGAGGGCTCTGGACGATTTGCCGTGGCGCCACGATGGTTGATGGTAAGCCAGTAGTTCAGGACATGAGGCTTTCTGCTGAGAAATGTGCCCAGGTAAACGCCATAGAACGCGACAAGGCGCTGGCATGGGTTGAACGAAATATAAAAGTTCCGTTGAGTGAGCAGCAGAAGGCAGGTATCGCTTCTTTCTGTCCTTACAACATTGGTCCAGGCAAATGCTTCCCGTCAACGTTCTACCAGCGTATCAACGCCGGAGATACAAAAGGGGCATGTGAGGCGATCCGCTGGTGGATTAAAGACGGTGGCCGCGATTGTCGTCTGACCAAAGGCCAGAAGAATGGTTGCTATGGACAGGTTGAACGACGAGACCAGGAAAGTGCACTGGCGTGCTGGGGGATAGACCAGTGAGCCTGCGCTATCAGTTTATTGCCATTTCTCTGCTGGTGGCCATCGCATTCATCGCGGGTAGTGTATGGAGCAGCCGCGGCTGGGAAAAAAAGTGGGCGGAACGTGACAGCGCGGAATCATCGCGAACAGCGAACGCGCAGACCGCCGCCCGCATGATTGAGCAAGGGCGCATAATTGCCCGTGATGAGGCTGTAAAAGATGCACAAGCACAAGCCGCTAAATCTGCTGCCACTGCTGCTGGCCTGTCTGCCACTGTTAACCAGCTGCGTACCGAAGCAACAAAGCTTGCCACCCGCCTGGACGCCGCAAAGCACACCGCAGATCTTGCCACTGCCGTCAGAAGCAAAACAGCCGGAGCCGACGCCGCAGTGCTCGCCGACATGCTCGGACGCCTTGCAGAAGAAGCTCGATATTATGCTGAGCGATCTGACGAAAGCTACCGGGCAGGAATGACGTGTGAGCGCATTTACGACTCAGTGAGGCAGTCAAACAACAACAGGGTTAGAAGATGAACGCAGAAAACCTAAGTGAAGCGTATTACCTCAATAACGATATAAAAGAACTACAACTTCAGAAAAGCATACTGGAAAGTGGTGCCGGACTTGGTGTGACAATCCAGTCTACCTATCAGGATAACGCCTTTCTTGATGCCATACGCCCGCATGCAGTGGCTGAACTTGATCGCCGTATTGTGGAGAAGAAAAAAAACCTCTCCACTCTGGGTGTTACATTCTCTTAAATGAGAACAACAATAAAAGGTTATGTCTGCTTTGCCACATTCTGAGAGTATGAGTTTTATTTGGTAGTCAATCAGTTACTTTATTGGTTTGCTTTCCGATGGAAGATAGATGTTTCCACAGAAGGGGCAAATTAACGTTATATTGTTTTTTATTCTCGACAGACTGTGCTTTGACTGGCGGGAGCAATGAGGACAAGTACTTTTCACATGGCGTAAAGTACGCATCTTGATATCTTTGAGTATCGACATGTTTATTGTCCTGGTGGGCGGTTAACAACCATACACCACATGTTGGCTAATAGCTTCTTTTATAACCGTTACGATGTAGTCGTTAGCCATAATCAATCAAGCCTCGCAATAGCGGGGCTTTTTAACAACTGAGGAATGAGCATTACAGTAGTTCTTACAGCTAAGCAGATTGAAGACCTGGCTGCCTTCGCAAAAGAAGATGGCCAGCCACAATACACCATCACTACCGGAACAATCCCTGAGTTCGAAGCGGATGATGGCGAGGTTATCCCTGAGTACACCGGGCTGATTGCCTATTCCAAGTCGCTAGAGCATAGCGTTCTACAGCTCGATAACTAACGAATCAACAAAACTTTCCATCCGCCATGACACCACAATGCTCGTAGACATGCCAGGAAGCCTGACAGAAGAAGCTCGATACCATGCTGAACGCGCTGATGAAAACTACCGGGCAGGAATGACATGTGAGCGGATTTATGAGTCCGTAAAAATACTAACAATGAACCGTAGAGGAAAAATAATAGCTCTATAAATTAAGATGTTGACGGTTTTCGTGGATAAAATTGTGAATTTTTACTATGAAGGAAATACGACTCTTCCTTGAGTCAAAATCCCTGACAACTTAGGGTGATAGATAAAGGTCTTACGCAGCATGACATAATTTTCGATTTAAGCTATTTAAATTAATTTTTATGATCAAAACCCACTGAGATTTACTTACAAAACTAAACCTTGCTATGTTTGGTTAATCATGCGTTAATGAATGTCTGGTTTGTAACGAATTTATCTGAAGCAGTCGCTGTAATAATTTTATTCCTTGTTCCTGTTGAGATTTCCTTGTTAGCTTTTCTCTCTGATAATTTTTTTCGGACCATTCTGCCCAAGGGCTTACTCAATAAAGGTAATGTTTATGTCTAATAAAATGACTGGTTTAGTTAAATGGTTTAATCCTGAAAAAGGTTTTGGTTTTATCACTCCAAAAGATGGTAGTAAAGATGTGTTTGTTCACTTCTCTGCTATCCAGAGTAATGATTTCAAGACGCTGAATGAGAATCAGGAAGTTGAATTTAGTGTTGAACAGGGACCTAAAGGCCCCACGGCAGTTAATGTCGTGGCTGTATAAGGTAACTGTTATTACTAATAATATTCACTTCAGATGTCCGTGTTGCCACGGATCTCAGTACCGAACGTCAAACTTTGATGTTACTGAAAAAAATCCTTTCGGAGCAAAATGTATTTTTTGCAAATCAACAATGATTACATTTGATAATATTGCACTGTACATTCGTTCTGGTCAGTCTTCGTTAGAATTCAGAAAATAAATTTCAGGCTCCTTATGGAGCCTTTTTTGTATGCTGAACCGACAATCTCTGTAAGAGACATCACGGTAAAATTATGAAAAAAGTCATCGTTTTTTTTAATGCAGAACCTGCAGTTGTTGTAACCGTAATGAAAGGTATTACTACGATAATGCGTGAGTTTCCCAATGGGGAAAAAGCACACCTACCCGTGATGTCAGCGGGATTTCCATCTCTGACAGGAGACCATAAAATAGTTTATGTAGCCTCTGATCGTGATGTCAGTTCAGAAGAGATCCTCGAGGCAGCATCGAAGCTTTTGAAATGAGATCTGGTTGTTTCGTGACCGACCCGGATTTTAGTACAGTGGTTTGTGTGGTCGCGAGCTCTTTTGTATGAAGATTGTACTGCAAACTATTGATAATTGAGTCTTTCTATTCTATCTTTTAAACATATCAGCGCTTATACAAGTGCTCTACGGGGAATGTAACATGCTTGGCGTTGATACGTTAGAGATCAAGAGAGGTAAACAATGAACGTCGAAGATTTAAAAAGAAAAACTGAAGCGGATATTTCTGAATTCATCACAAAAAAAATTATTGAACTCAAAAAAAAGACAGGAAAAGAAGTTTCCGATATCCAGTTTAATGCTCGTGAAAAAATGACTGGGCTTGAAAGCTATGATATTAAAATCACATTAATCTAATTGTTATAAGATTCAGTTCGAGTGAAAAAGCATTATCTTGAAAGGTAATGCTTTTTTATTTCTGTCATAAAATTTAGAACGTTGTCAAAGCCTTCACTTCTAACCACAGATTTTCTGCTTACCTTTTAACGGGTCCTCCTTGACGATTCTGACCATCGAGGGGCAGCAGCGGCGCGGGATTTGGAGCATTTTTGATTCTTCACGCAACCATTTCAGCATTTGATGCTGATGACGGAACACTATCCCCGAATACACTGGGTTTGTTGCATTCTCTGATTCAAAAGAACACGGTGTGCTTCAACTTGGCTGAGCAGGCATTACAGCAGACATTCACTGAGTGCCTGCTGTAATGTTAAACATTAAAATTTGTATTTATTTCTTATCGTTACAATCAGGGATCATCCTCAAAAGAGTGTTATCTTTCTGGACGTAGTGATGGAATAACGCTGCACCAGCATGCGCTGCGATTAAAAAATATCCGATGTTTGCCAGTGTTTCGTGAGTATCTTTGATAAGTGATTTTGTTTCCCCGTCAGGAGTAACGAACGATGCAACGTTAAAACCTAATAAACTCCAGTCCTTTCCACCGTAAGCCATAATTGCAATACCTAATAATGGTAGAGCCAAAAAAGAAATGTACAGCAGGATATGCATTATTTTAGCAGCCATCATCTGCCAGGCTGGTGGGGGGGGAGTGATAGCTGGATCATGATACTTATGTTTAATAATTAATCGTATTATCATTAAAAACCAGACAAACACCCCAACATTGTAATGTGTTTCTTTCATGAGAAGGTAGGTGTTACTGCCTTTGGGAAACCAGCCACGAAGCTCCATAGCTGCATAGGTTATCGCTATTAATATCAGGGTTAGCCAGTGTAAGCGAATCTGAAGTTTTGAGAATTTGACCATTATTCTTGCCTCAAACGGTGTATTACATCGACCATAAATCATGAAGCTTAACAAATCCTTATTTTTGTTGAGAGATTAAGAGTTTGTTATTCCAGCGATCTCACTTGAATGTTTTGATAATAATTCTCATTTTTATTTCTTTCTGATAATCCTTGATGTTACGGGGCAAGAACCACGCTGATTCTCGCTATTTATGAGAACTTTCAATCAACTACTGGTTCATTTTTACTTTCCGCCTATTACACAATTTGTATCCAACAAACAGGACTATGCCGATGCCAGCACGTGCTAAACGCCCATGCCGACACAAAGGGTGTGCGGCAATCACCAACGATGTCAGCGGATATTGTGACCAACACCGAAAGCAGCATGCTGGTGACGGCTGGCGGAATTATCAGTCAGGAAAGAGCAGACAAGAACGTGGATATGGGCGGCTCTGGGAAATTAAACGAGCGCGTATCCTTCAGCGTGATAAATACCTGTGTCAGAACCATCGCCGGCAGAAGATAGCGAAGAAAGCGGAAAGCGTTGACCACATCATTCCAAAAGCTCATGGCGGTACTGATGACGATTCCAACCTTGAGTCGTTGTGCTGGGAATGCCACAGAGCAAAGACAGCAAGAGATCGTATTCGATGAGTTATGCCCATTACATATACTGTGGGCTGAGTGGCTATTTTTCGAATTCCTGTTCGCACAATGCGAGCAGTTGTAGTCGCCGCAATCTGAATTACGATTTTCATCTCGATTAAATCAGACGGATGTCTGGGGAAGGGGGGATCAAATCCCTGACTCCTTTCGCACTTCAGGACTGCCCGCTTCCTCGTATTTTTATACCCGCGAAAAATGAAATTTAACCAGGAGTGTCGCTTATGGCTGGAACGGCGGGGCGTTCCGGGCGTCGCCCCAAGCCAACGGCGCGCAAGGAGCTGGCAGGGAACCCCGGCAAACGAGCCCTGAATAAAGAGGAACCTGTATTCACACCGATTAAAGGTGTGGCACCACCTGACTGGTTTTCTGAGGATGATGGTCTGCCAATGGCGGCCGTCATGTGGGAACTGACCACGAAAGAATTATGTGGACAGGGATTACTGTGTGTTACCGATCTTGCCGTACTTGAGCGCTGGTGTGTTGCATATGAGTTCTGGCGCAGGGCGGTTAAAAATATCGCCAGAGAAGGGCTGACTATCACTGGTGCTATGGGGGGGAAGATAAAAAACCCTGAGCTAACCGCAAAGAAAGAGCAGGAATCGGAGATGAGCTCTACCGGCTCCATGCTTGGCCTTGATCCCAGCAGTCGACAACGCCTAATCGGCCTTGCCGGACAGAAGAAAACCTCTAACCCATTCCTGAAGATGATCAACTCATGAGCCGGAAATCGTACCCCAACGTAAACGCCGCGAATCAATACGCCCGCAACGTTGTGCGGGGGAAGATTCCGGCGTGCCAGTTTGTCATTCAGGCCTGCCAGCGTCATATCGATGACATGGCGGCTGAAAAGAGTAAGAAATTTCGTTACCGCTTCGATAAAGACATGGCAGAAAAGGCCGCGAAATTTATCCAGTTGTTGCCACATACAAAAGGAGAGTGGGCATTCAAGCGGATGCCGATCACTCTGGAGGCATGGCAACTGTTTATTGTGTGCTGCGCCTTTGGCTGGGTTCAGAAAGGGTCGAAGCTTCGACGATTTCGCGAGGTTTACACGGAGATACCGCGTAAAAATGGGAAATCAGCTATTTCGGCAGGTGTGGCGCTGTACTGTTTTACCTGTGATAACGAGTTTGGCGCTGAAGTATATTCCGGGGCCACAACTGAAAAACAGGCGTGGGAAGTATTCAGACCAGCTCGTCTGATGTGTAAGCGCACCCCGATGCTGGTGGACGCGTTCGGGATTGAAGTTAATGCGTCCAACCTGAACCGGCCAGAAGATGGCGCGCGTTTTGAGCCGCTGATTGGTAACCCTGGGGACGGCGCTTCACCGCACTGTGCGATTGTTGACGAGTATCACGAACATCCCACAGATTCGCTCTACACCACTATGCTGACGGGTATGGGGGCGCGGCGACAACCACTAATGTGGGCGATCACGACGGCGGGTTACAACATTGAGGGTCCATGCTACGACAAACGGCGTGAAGTGATTGAGATGCTGAACGGCACAGTACCGAATGAGGAATTGTTCGGCGTGATATACACCGTCGACGAGGGGGATGACTGGACCGATCCTAAAGTGCTGGAAAAAGCTAACCCGAATATGGGCGTGTCGGTCTATCGTGACTTTCTCCTCAGCCAGCAACAGAGAGCTATTAATAACGCCCGTCAGGCTGGTGTATTTAAAACTAAACACCTCAACATCTGGGTTGCAGCCCGTGCCGCTTTCTACAACCTGGTTTCCTGGCAGAACTGTGAGGATAAGACACTTACGCTGGAGCAATTCGAAGGACAGCCATGTGTTCTGTCTTTCGACCTGGCACGCAAGCTGGATATGAACAGTATGGCGCGGTTGTTCACCAGGGAAATTGACGGCAAGACACATTACTACAGCGTTGCTCCCCGCTTCTGGGTTCCCTACGACGCAGTATTCAGCGTTGAAAAGAACGAAGATCGTCGTACTGCGGAGCGATTTCAGAAATGGGTTGAAATGGGACTGCTTACAGTTACTGATGGCGCTGAAGTTGATTACCGCTACATCCTTGAAGAGGCCAAGGCGGCAAACAAGCTCAACCCAGTCAGTGAGTCACCGATTGACCCGTTCGGCGCGACGGGGCTTTCACATGATCTGGCTGATGAAAGCCTTAATCCGATCACTATCGTTCAGAACTACACCAATATGTCTGATCCGACGAAGGAGCTGGAAGCCGCCATTGAGTCAGGCCGCTTTCATCACGACGGGAACCCGATTATGAGCTGGTGTATCAGCAACGTCGTCGGGAAGTATTTGCCCGGTAATGACGATGTGGTTAAACCCATCAAAGAGCAGAACGAAAACAAAATCGATGGCGCGGTTTCGCTGATTATGGCAATCGGACGGGCAATGTTGAATAGCCGGGCGAGTAATTCATCCGTTTACGACGAGGAAGATGTAGCATGCTAATGACGTTTTTAAGTTTTTTTATCGGCCTCGCCGGAGCCGCATTACTGTCTGCCGGTGCCTGGCTTATTTCACCTGCAGCCGGGCTTATTACTGGCGGTTCAATCTGCCTGCTGTGGTCATTTTTAATCGCGAAATCAATGTCTGCCAGCGTAATTAAATCAGGGGGTGAATAATGTTCATTCCCCAGATGTTTCGGGGTAAATCTCAGTCTGGTGGTAGTTTCTGGCAGGCGATGCTGGGTGGTGTGAGTTCCAGCCAGAGCAAGGCGGGGATCATTATCACTTCTGAAACCGCAATGGCGCTATCGGCGGTCCGCGCATGTGTAACACTTCTGGCAGAATCGGTGGCGCAGCTGCCGTGTGAACTTTACAGGCGAGGTGCTAACGGAGGCCGTGAACGGGCGACTGACCACCCTGTTTATGATCTGATTCATTCCCAGCCCAACAAAAAAGACACCTCGTTTGAATACTTTGAACAGCAGCAGGGCCTGCTCGGGCTGGAGGGAAATTGCTACTCGATCATCGACAGGGACGGGAAAGGGTATCCCCGCGAATTAATCCCGGTTAATCCCAAAAAGGTCATTGTCCTGAAAGGGCCTGACGGGATGCCCTATTATGAACTCCCCGAAATTGGCGAAACGTTGCCAATGCGCATGATTCATCATGTGAAGGTTTTCTCGCTGGATGGTTATATCGGCAGCTCTCCAATCCAGACGAACGCGGACGTTCTTGGGTTAAGCCTGGCGGTGGAAGAGCATGCTTCTCAGGTTTTTCGCCGTGGCTGTACGATGAGCGGCGTTATTGAGCGACCAAAAGAAGCCGCGACAATCAAAAGCCAGGATGCTATTGACCGACTGTTAGCAAAGTGGACGGACAGGTATTCCGGCGTCAGGAACGCCTTCTCTGTTGCATTGCTTCAGGAAGGGATGAGCTACAAACAGCTATCTCAGGATAATGAGAAAGCGCAGCTGTTGCAGTCCCGTCAATGGGGTGTGGAGGAAGTGTGTCGGCTCTATAAAATCCCGCCTCATATGGTGCAGATGCTGGCGAAAGCCACGAATAACAACATTGAGCACCAGGGGCTGCAGTTTGTGATGTACACGCTGTTGGCCTGGCTGAAGCGTCATGAAGGCGCATTAATGCGCGATCTGCTTTTACCCAGCGAGCGCAGTGATCTGTACATTGAATTCAATGTTTCTGGCCTGCTGCGCGGTGATCAGAAGTCACGCTATGAATCTTATGCACTAGGCCGCCAGTGGGGCTGGTTATCGGTTAACGACATTCGCCGCATGGAGAACCTTCCACCCATCGCCGGAGGGGACAAATACCTGACGCCTCTGAATATGGTCGACAGTAAACAAATCTTACCTGGCGATAACACGCCAACAGCAAAACAACTGGCAGAAATCAACTCTATTCTGTCCAGAAACTGAATATCACCCGCAGTGCGGGCTGACCTGGTAAACATCATGACAAAAAATTTAATTAATCTGCCGCATCTGGCGGCTATGGTCTTTGGTGTTCCACATTACGTGACACGACAGACAATGGATTCTGTAAAAGCTGTGCTGGTTCCCCGTATTCAGGGATTATCAGAAGAGGCTGGAATTCACATGACACAGGATCCTGATAACAATCAGGCGCCAGATTTGGTTCAACCAGCTGGTGGAATGGCTGTTATTCCTGTTCACGGCATTCTGGTTCCACGTCGTGGGCAAATTACTGCAATGTGTTCTGAACTTATCAGCTATGAGCGCATACGTAGCCAGGTGCATGCTGCATTAAATGACCCTTCCATCAGTGAAATTGTGCTGGATATAAATTCTGGTGGTGGTGCGGCGGTTGGATGCAAGGAACTGGCCGATTATATTTTCCAGTCACGTCAAACTAAGCCTATTACTGCAATTGTGAACTACAGCGCCTATTCTGCGGCTTACTTTATCGCTTCGGCCTGCAGCAAAATTGTAGTCAGCCAGACCAGTGGAGTCGGCTCGATTGGAGTGATCATGGAACACCTGGATACTTCCAGGATGGAAGAGCAAATGGGGTTAACATTCACCACGATTTTTCGGGGAGATAACAAAAATAACGGTACACAACATGAGCCGCTGAGTGAAGACGCTCGGGGAATGTTCCAGAGGATGATAGACGATATGTACGAGACGTTTATTACCTCCGTAGCGGAATACCGGAATCTTGCCCCTCAGACGGTGATTAACACGCAGGCCGGAATCTATTTCGGCGCTGATGCCATTTCTGCTGGTCTTGCCGATGAAGTTTCGGATCCTCAGTCCGCAATTAATGCCATTGCGGCAAAGTACAAACAACCTCAAAGAACCACTTCCATAAAGTTGCAGGCAGCAGCGATGGACCTGCAAACCAGAATGTAACCCGGCGCTAACGCGTCATTACCAGAAAGCAGCCTGTTGGCTGCTTTTTTTATGCCAAAAAGAGAGAAAACTATGCCACAGATTGAAGAATTACGTCGTCAGCGTGCGGGTATTAATGAACAGGTACAGGTCCTGGCCACGATTGAAACTACCGGTGGAACGCTGACAGCGGAGCAGTTAACCGAATTTGCCAGCCTGCAGCAGCAGTTCACGGATATCAGCGCCAAGATTGAGCGTCTGGAAGCGGCTGAACGTGCTGCAGCGCTTGTCGCCAAACCGGTTAAAGCCACACAGCAGGCTCCTGGTATCAGCATTAAGGCAGAGCCAAAGCAATATACCGGCGCAGGCATGACCCGTCTGGTGATGTCGATTGCGGCAGCACAGGGTAACGTCCAGGGCGCTGCAAAATTTGCAGCTGAAGAACTGAATGACCAGTCTGTCTCGATGGCCATCAATACTGCCGCCGCGTCAGGTGGCGTTCTTATTCCACAAAACCTCCACAGCGAGGTGATCGAGCTGCTGCGCGATCGCACTATCGTTCGTAAGCTGGGCGCGCGCTCCATTCCGCTGCCGAACGGCAATATGGCGCTGCCGCGTCTGGCCGGTGGTGCGACGGCGAGCTACACCGGGGAAGGCAAGGATGCGAAAGTATCAGAAGCCCGCTTTGATGATGTGAAACTCACTGCGAAAACCATGATTGCGATGGTGCCAATCTCCAACCAGTTGATTGGTCGTGCTGGCTACAACGTGGAGCAGCTGGTCCTGCAGGATATTCTGACCGCGATTTCTGTTCGTGAAGATAAAGCCTTTATGCGCGATGACGGTACCGGTGATACGCCTGTCGGTATGAAAGCGCGGGCAACTGAGTGGAACCGCCTGCTGCCGTGGGAAGCTGCTGCAGAGGTTAATCTGCAGACGATTGATACCTATCTCGACAGCATCATCCTGATGGCGATGGACGGCAACAGCAACATGATCAGCTGCGGCTGGGGTATGTCGAACCGTACCTACATGAAACTGTTCGGTCTGCGCGACGGTAACGGTAACAAGGTCTACCCGGAAATGGCCCAGGGGATCCTGAAGGGATTTCAGATTCAGCGTACCAGCGCTATCCCGGCAAACCTCGGTGACGCAGGCAAAGAGTCGGAAATTTACTTCGCTGACTTTAATGATGTGGTTATCGGTGAAGACGGCAACATGAAGGTGTCGTTCTCGCAGGAAGCCTCCTACCAGGACGGGGATGGCAATCTGGTTTCCGCATTCTCCCGTAACCAGTCGTTGATCCGTGTGGTGACGGAGCACGATATTGGCTTCCGTCATCCGGAAGGTCTTGTTCTCGGGACAAAAGTACTGTTTTAACCGGTCCTGCACGCTGTGCGACCACGATCGCACAGAGTAAAAGCACGTAATCCCCCAGGCCCGCAGCAGCGGGTTTTTTCTTTTCAGGAGCAAAACGATGACAACGAAAGCGGCAAAAGCAGCGGCAGCGGCGGCTGCTGCCGGGGATGTGAAAAAGCCGGATGAACTGACGCCGGAAAATACAGTGGACGGGAATGACGGTCAGAATACTGCAGCGGGTTCAGGTGATGCCGGTGTTGATCTGACCGGAAGTGAAACAAACGGGGCCACGGGCCTGAAGGGAGCAGAAGTGACGCGGAAAGCGGTTTTTTTCCTGGGACCCTATCATCGTTATTCACGCGGTGATACGGCCTGTTTTGATGCTGAGTACGCAGAAAAACTGGTTGAACGCCATATTGCGGTATGGCCAGAAGATGCGGAAAAGGCGCTGAGTCCCCGCAAGGGAGCCGATGACCATGATACTGACATTGGATGATGTGAAAACCCAGCTCCGTCTGGAGCCGGATTTCACGGAGCATGACGACATGCTCACTAAAATGGTGGCGGCAGCGCAGAAGAGTATTGAGCGTGACTACTACTGCAAACTGGTGGGAAGCGATGACGAACTGCAGGCGCTGCCGGAAGGGGTACGCGGTTTTGTGGCGGATGAAGATATCCAGCTGGCCATGCAGTATCTGGTCGGGGATGCGTATCTGAATGGTTTCACTGGTCAGTGGCTGGAGACGGCTGCGGTCCGGCACCTTCTTTTCCCGTTGCAGGAGAACACGGTATGAGCCTGAAGCCGGAAGAAATGACCTGCCGTCTTTCGATTGGGTATATGCAATCCGGCCGGGGGCCGCTGGGTGAACATCTGCCGGAACAACTGGTCGCGACCGGGAAAGCCTGGGCGAAGCGCGAGCTGGTATCGGGCAGAAAGGTCCGCACACTGGATCAACAGCAGGTTGTTGAAACGTGTCTTTTTACCACTCATCCGAACCTGAATATTGATATCGACTGGAAAATAACGACGTCTGACCGGGTTTATACCGTTCGTAACGTCGAACGTCTTGCGGACCGCATCATCATCACAGGGGAGGCAGACGCACGTCATGATCGAGCTGGCATTAAAGACAGCACTTGAACGCCTGACCGGGCTGGATGTTTATCCTCTGCTCCTGCCTGATGAGCTGCAGGAGGGGATTACTTACCAGTGTATTTCCGATCCGGAGCTGTACGCCGGACTGTTGCGCACAGGCCTGATTGCGGGGCGCTTCCAGATAGCGATTCATCTGCTTAATGACTACACCCGTCTGTTACAGCTGGATAAGAAAATCAGCGCGGAATGGACCGCTATCGTGCATGGCCAACTGGAGGGCTTTCCCGTACAGAATGTGGTCCGGGGGGGAATACAGCAGAGTAAATTGGTACTGACCAGCGGCAATATTCAGTACCGGCTCGTCCGGGATTTTACCTTTCACTACCGGGAAGCTTCACCATGATCACTATGGACGTAAAAGGGCTGGACGAGCTGGAGCGGCAGCTTACCGCGCTCGGTGAAAAGGTCGGCATGAAGGTGTTACGTGATGCAGGGCGTGAGGCGCTGAAAGTGGTTGAAGAAGACATGAAACAACATGCCGGCTTCGACGATGCGTCCTCTGCAGAGCATATGCGTGATTCCATCAAAATTCGTTCATCCCCCCGGAAAGGTCGCGGAAATACGGTGGTCATCCTTCGGGTTGGCCCCAGCAAAAAGCATTACATGAAAGCGCTGGCCCAGGAGTTCGGTACGGTGAAACAGGTTGCCGATCCGTTCATCCGTCCGGCGCTGGATTACAACGTCCGGCAGGTTCTGCGCATTCTGACCGTAGAAATCCGCAATGGCATTCAGAACAGGTAGCAACCGCTGCCCACGATTTAAGAGAGAATCATTATGGCTGATGAAAATAACACGCCAAAATCATCCCCTGAGTACGCAATGCTTCCTGCCGGGACGGTGGTGAAGTTTGGGGAGGTAGGAGCCGCTGTAGCGGCGTTGAAACCGCTGATTAACTGCAAGGCGCTGGGCGCGACAGGTCAGACGGGAGGATTTGTCGACTGTACCACCCTGCTGGACAAGAGTAAGCAGTCGGTGTCAGACCTGCCTGAAGGTCCGGAGAAATCGCTGGGATTCATTGACGACCCGGAAAACGAAGATTTCACCGCGTTCCTCAATGCTGCAGAACAGCGTAAGACCGTTCAGTTTTATGTTGAGTTGCCGAACAAACGAACGGCTTCAATGATCCTTGCGCTTTCAGGCTGGCAGATGAACGAAATCACAGCGCCTGCCAGTGAAGTTATCCAGATTACGGTGCAGGGTAAGCAAAACAACATTAAATGGGGAATAGCCGCCCCGGCGCCAGATGCCGGAGCGTAATCCGTTTCCCGTAACACACCGCCTCCGGGCGTTTTTTTTTCGTCTGAAAAACAGGATACACCATGTCTGAATTTAGCCTCTCCGCACTGAAAAATGCACTGCTCAAAACGAAATCCACGCCTACTGAAACTGAAATTTTAGGCACAAAGGTTTACCTGCGTCGGCTGACGGCGGCTGAGCTTATTGATCATGAAGATGCACTCATCGAGGCGCAGGCCTCTGGCAATATCCGCAAGGTGGCCGAGCTGAACGTACAGATTGTTATCGACAGCCTGGTCCAGCCTGACGGCTCCACTATTAAAGCCAAAGACAAACCCACAGCCCAGGAGCTGCTGGCGGCACACGATAACCCTGCGCTTCTGGATGCCATCGACAGGGTTAAGAAGCATGCCCTCGGTAATCTGGAAGCCGCCGAAAAAAACTGAGTGACTCGCCCTGGCTGGAGCTGATTTTCTGGCTGGCCGACCGCTGGGGCGAGCCTGACCCGTCAAAAATTGCGGCGCTTCCGGCTGACACGCTTTTCCACTGGCGTGCTTTCTTCCTCAAACAGGGCATTTTCAAAAAGCCTTCGCCAGAAGGTTCTGACAATAACCCGCCCCCTGTTAAATCACCCGCAGCAGCGAACCAGAGTCTGGATGCGCAGTGTGCGGCAGTCATGAAGGTATTAATGTAATGGGTGACGTTGCCTCTCTTGCCGTTGGGCTGCATCTGAATGCAGCGAACTTTAAATCGCAGCTGATGAGCGCCTACGGCAGCGCTGAGAGTCAGTCACGCCAGTTTAACCGCAATGCCCAGGCTGATGCGAAAAAGACGGAGGATGCCTATAAGCGTGTTTCTGCTTCGGTATCAGGGCTGGCTGGCAGGCTGGCAGGTTTTGCCGGGGCGGGGTTATCGCTGGGCACCATTATCAGCACCACGCGGCAGTACAGCCAGTCGTTGTCGGATTTGCAGGCCATCACCGGTGCCACCAGTGTGCAGATGAAACTGTATGATCAGGCGGCGCAGGAAATGGGCCGCACAACGGAATACAGCGCATCACAGGCCGCCGAGGCCATTAAACTGATGGCTTCGGCAAAGCCTGAACTGCTGAGTACCTCTGCGGGGCTGACGGCGGCGACCAAAAGCGCGTTAACGCTGGCCCAGGCGGCAGGGACGACGCTTCCGGATGCCACCCGAACGCTGGCCCTGTCATTAAACCAGTTTGGGGCGGGAGCCAGTGAAGCCGACCGGTATATCAACGTGCTGGCTGCTGGCGCGAAACTTGGCTCGTCGGAGATAGCCGATACTGCTGCCGCGATTAAAAATGGCGGGGTGGCAGCGGCACAGGCTGGCGTGGGTTTTGAAACCCTCAATGCCGCCATACAGGTACTGGCAGAGCGCGAAGTGAAAGGTGGCGAAGCCGGGACCGCGCTGCGTAACGTGATCCTGAATCTGGAGAAGGGAACCGATAAAACCCTGAAGCCTTCTGTTGTCGGGCTGAGTCAGGCGCTGGAGAACCTTGCGGGAAAAAACCTGTCAACCAGGCAGGCCGTGAAGCTGTTCGGGGTGGAAAACCTCAGCGCAGCATCCATCCTGGTGCAGAACCGCGAGAAGGTGGAGTCGCTGACCGCCGCCCTGACCGGTACGCAGACCGCGCATGAGCAGGCCGAAATCAGGGTAAATAACCTCAACGGAGATCTTCTCAGCCTGACTTCGGCTTTTGAAGGTCTGATCATTAAGGTAGGACAGAGCGGAAACGGCCCGCTGCGCAGTGGTGTTCAGACCGTTACCGATGCCATTAATGGCCTGACGGATAATTTTAATACGGTCGCCAGCGTTGCGCTGTATACACTGATTCCTGTTCTGGCGACAAAACTGACGGCAGGTATCAGGGGGAACATCGGTGCCTGGGTTGAGCAGCAGCAGGCAGTCAGGGCCAGCGCGATGGCGCAGGCCGATATGGCGCGAAAAACGCTGGAAAGTACCGCCGCCACGCTGGCACAGAATAACGCAGAATTCGGGCGTTATCGGGAAATGGAGAAAAGCGCCAGACAATTTGGCCTTAACGTGAGTTACCAGAGCGAGTTTAACCGCTTAATCCGCCAGGAAACCGAGCAGACACTGCTTTCCACCCAGGCAAAGAGCCAGCTGAATGCAGCCAATAAACAGCTTTCCTTTTCAGCCCGCTCAGTCTCTGCAGCAGTAGGTATGGCCAGAGGGGCGCTGGCACTGGTGGGCGGTCCTGTGGGCGCAGCGATGCTCGCCGGTTCGGCGTTGCTCTATTTCCATAATCAGGCGAAAAATGCCCGTCAGTCAGCGATTGACCTGAAAAATGCTGTTGTTGAAACGAATGAAGAGCTAAAAAAACTGTCGCTTAACCAGCTCAACGTGAAGCAGCTGGACATTGATGAACAGTTTGAGAATCAGGTTATTCAGCGAAATAAACTGATTAAAGAAATTCAGGATGCGGAAAGCCGTATTGATGGATTGAGTGGCTTCGATCCGTTCGGACAACTTAAAGGCGTACAGAACGATAAAACCCGCTACAAAGGGGATCTGGATGCCGTTGAGCAGGGGTTAAAACTCCTCAAAGAACGGCAAAAAATTGTCAAAGAGGCCATAGAACACGCTAAATCAGGGAAAACCGATCCCACACCGAAGCCGGATAAACCAGGGAATGAAACAGGGAGCGATAAACCTGATACCCCCTGGACCGGGGAAGGCGGGGATACTGATAAGGGGCAAAAGTCGAAGGTTAGCCAGTACGAGCAACTGCGGCGTGAAATCGAAGCGGCGCATGCCTCCAGTCTCGGACGAATCAACCTGCAGGAGCAGGAAAGCGCCAGAAAACTTCTTGAAGCCGCCCGTGCTGACGGAGCCAGCGAGGCTGATATTCAGAAGACTTTGCTGCTGAATGCTGAAAACTATCAGAAACAGCGCCTCGAACTGGCAGAACAGTATGCGCCAGCCAGAGCAACTCTTACGAAAGAGCGTGAAGCGAGCCAGGAGCTGAAGTCTCTTTTTGATGGACGTTTTCTGGATGAAAAGGAATACCAGACGGCGAGAATCACGCTGGCACAAAGTACGACCCGCGAACTGTTACAGGCACAGGCAGCGGCAATGTCTGCCCCTCTGATTGATATCGCCGGGACGGTTGATCCGCTGGCAGAACTGCGCAATCAACTGGCCGAGCGTCAGTCACTGCTGCAGGCGTTTTACCAGAACGATGCGATCAATAAAGAGCAGTACGAACTGTTGAAGCAAAAGGCGGATAAGGATTCCGCGGATGCGCAGTACCAGACGGCGGTGGAGCTTTATAAGTCGCAGGGAAATCTGAACAGCCTCGCCATTGACCTGATGGAAACTACCCAGGAGCGAACCTCCAACATGCTGACCGGCATGCTGAACGGGACACAGACACTCCGGGACGGGATGATTGGGTTATTTTCCTCCCTGACACAGTCGGTGATTAAAAACCTTGTCGATATGGCAGCGCAGGCGCTGATTACCAACACCATCCTGAAATCCATCATGGGTATCGGCGGCAGTTTTTTTGGCGGTGCAGCTACCGCGAGTACCGGCACGGCCATCAGCAGTTTTGGCAGCAGTTTTAGCTTTAATGCGAAAGGCGGTGTTTATGACTCACCTTCATTAAGTGCCTACAGCAACGGCATCTATGACAGCCCGACCCTGTTTGCTTTTGCAAAGGGGGCAGGCGTGTTTGGTGAAGCTGGTCCGGAAGCCATTATGCCTCTGGCGAAAACGACTGACGGTACGCTGGGTGTCAGGGCGCTGGGTGACCCGGGTTCTTCTGGTGGTGGTATGAATGGGGGAATTGCTTATTCACCTGTGTATCACATTGCCATCCAGAATGACGGGCAAAACGGGGAGATAGGACCGCAGGCATCGCAGATGCTGGTCAAAATGATCGATACGCGTGTCATGAGTATCCTGAGAACTCAGGGACGTGATGGCGGCATGCTGGCGGGAGGATAAGTGAAAACCTTTCATTGGGCACCCAGGGAGGGGATGCAGTCTTCTGTTTCCCCTTCGGTAACAACCATAAAATTTGGGGATGGCTATGAGCAACGTCGCCCGACCGGACTCAACCATCAGTTAATTAACTTCCAGCCTGTTTTCCGTATAACGTCGGACAATTCCCGCACCGCACTTGAAGCGTTTCTGGCCGAGCACGGGGGGTATAAAGCCTTTCTGTGGCGACCGCCAAAATACAACCGCACGATTAAAGTTGTCTGCCGGGAGTGGTCTGTTACGGACAACGTCACGTATTCCGATTTTAGCTGTAAATTTGAGCAGGTCATTGCTTAAGGATCCTTATGCAGGATATTCCTCAGAACACCCTCAACGAAACCACGAAAACCGAACAGTCGGCCCGCATTGATTTGTGGGAAATCGACCTGACGGCCTTTGGTGACCAGCGTTACTATTTTTCAAATGAAGCGAACGAGAAGGGCGAGCCGGTCACCTGGCAGGGCCGGAAGTATGACGTTTACCCGATACAGGGAACCGGGTTCGACCTGGTAGGGAAAGGGACTACCGCCCGCCCGACGCTGGCGGTGTCGAACCTGTTTGGCATGGTTACGGGACTTGCGGCAGATATGCAGAGCCTCGTCGGGGCCACGGTGGTAAGGCATGTTGTGTACGCCCGTTTTCTCGATGCGGTGAACTTTACAGGCGGCAATCCGGAGGCCAACCCGGAACAGGAAGTGGTCAGCCGCTGGGTGATTGAACAGTTGTCTGAGCTGAAAGCCACCACGGCGACCTTCGTACTGGCCACACCGACCGAAACGGACGGCAGCGTGTTTCCGGCGCGGATCATGCTGGCTGATGTCTGCAACTGGACCTACCGTTCTGAGGAGTGTGGTTACATCGGGCCGCCTGTGGCGGATGAGTTTGATAAGCCCACGGCAGACCCGGCAAAAGATGCCTGCAGCAAATGCCGTACTGGCTGCGAGCTGCGTGATAACCTGCCGCGCATCGGCTGCTTCCTCTCGATTAACCGTCTTTTCTGATGGATACACCCATGAACAAAAATATCCTGGCGCATGCCGCTGCGTGTGCGCCGGCTGAATCGTGCGGCTATGTGGTGAAGACGTCTGCCGGGGAGCGGTATTTTCCCTGCCAGAATCTTTCCGCTGAACCGACAATGTATTTTCGCATGGATCCGGCAGATTACCTTCAGGCGCAGGTGGCGGGCGATGTGGTGGCCCTGGTCCACAGCCATCCCGATGGCCTGCCGAATCTCAGCGATGTTGATCGCCGCCTGCAGGTGCAGAGTGGCCTGCCGTGGTGGCTGGTCTGCGATGACCGGATATACAAATTTCGCTGCATGCCGTTCCTCACCGGGCGGGCATTTGAGCATGGCGTGACGGACTGTTACACCCTGTTCCGTGATGCGTACCATCTGGCGGGGATTGAGATGCCGGATTTTGCGCGGAGGGAGGACTGGTGGAAGCAGGGGGATAATCTGTATCTGGATAACCTGGAGGCGACAGGCTTTTACCGGGTGAATGCCGCAGAGGCACAGCCCGGAGACATTCTGATTTGTTGTTTTGGTTCATCGGTTGCCAACCATGCCGCGATTTACTGCGGCGACGGGGAACTGTTGCACCATATTCCTGACCAGCTCAGTAAACGCGAGAGGTATACCGACAAATGGCAACGCCGCACACACTCCATATGGCGACACCGGGCATGGCACGAGTCTGCCTTCACGGGGATTTACAACGATTTGGCCGCCGCTTCAGCCTCAGTATAAAAACGGGGGCCGAGGCCATTTACGCGCTGGCCATGCAGATACCGGGCTTCCGGCAGAAAATGAATGATGGCTGGTATCAGATACGCATTGCAGGCCTGGATGTGAATGAAACCAGCCTGTCAGCCCGTCTGCACGAGCCGCTGCCAGACGGTGCCATTATTCATATTGTCCCACGCATGGCTGGGGCTAAATCCGGTGGTCTGTTCCAGGTGGTGCTGGGAGCAGTGGCAATAGCCGCGTCCTTTTTTACAGCAGGAGCTTCACTGGCAGCCTGGGGAGCAGCGTTATCTGCCGGTGCTATTTCAGCATCTTCAGTCCTGTTTTCTATGGGAGCGGCCATGATGCTGGGGGGGGTAGCGCAGATGCTGACACCCCAGGCAAAAATCCCCTCATCCCGGCAGACCGACAACGGCAAACAGAACACTTATTTTTCGTCGCTGGACAATCTGGTGGCGCAGGGTAATGCCCTGCCGGTGTTGTACGGTGAAATGCTGGTCGGCTCCCGCACAATTTCCCAGGAAATCAGCACACGGGATGAAGGTGGTGGGGGGCAGGTGGTGATCATCGGTCGCTGACATTCTTGCAGCATATTTGTATTTGCAAAGAACCGCCTCCGGGCGGTTTTGTCGTTTCAGAGGGAACAGATTATGGGTAAGGGTGGTGGCAGCAGTAAAACGCCGCATGAGGCTCCTGACGACCTGAAATCCAGCCAGATGCTGACCGTTGTTGACGCGATCTGCGAGGGGCCGATTGAAGGTCCTGTGGACGGGCTGAAAAGTGTCAGAATTAACAAAACGCCAGTCCTCGACAGCGACGGTAATGCGATGGTTCACGGTGTCACTGTGGTTTATCGCGTGGGGGAGGATGAGCAGACCGCGATGGAGGGGTTCGAAGACTCCGGCGCTGAAACCCTGCTGGGTGTGGAGGTGAAGAAGTCAGAGCCAGTGACCCGCACCATTACCACCAAAACGCTGGACCGTCTGCGCTTTACCTTTGGTGTTCAGTCGCTGGTCAGCACCAGTACCAAAGGTGACCGCAACCCGACCAGCGTACAGATGCTGATCCAGTTTCGGCGGGATGGGCTGTGGCGAACGGAACGGGATATCACCATTACGGGGAAAACGACCACGCAGTTTCTGGCATCCGTGGTGATTGATGATTTACCGCCCCGGCCTTTTGAAGTCCGCATGCTGCGCCTCACTGATGACAGTACGACAGACCTGCTGCAGAACAAAACGGTGTGGTCAGGCTTTACCGAAATCATCGATGTGAAACAGTGCTACCCGAACACCGCCGTTATCGGGGTAAAAGTGGATGCGGAGCAGTTTGGCAGCCAGCAGGTCACGCGAAACTATCACCTGCGCGGGCGTATTGTGCCGGTACCATCGAATTACGATCCGTTAAAACAGACCTGTACGGGAATATGGGACGGGACGTTTAAACCCGCCTGGACAGATAATCCGGCCTGGTGTGTGCTGGATATGCTGACTCACCCGCGCTATGGCATGGGAAGCCGCATTGGTGTTGCCGATGTGGACAAGTGGGCGCTGTATGCCATTGCACAGTACTGTGATCAGCCTGTTCCTGACGGTTTTGGCGGGACAGAGCCGCGTATCACCTGCAATGCGTATCTGACGGACCAGCGTAAAGCATGGGATGTGCTGGGGGACTTCTGTTCCCTGATGCGCTGCATGCCGGTCTGGAACGGCAGCACCCTGACGTTTGTGCAGGACCGGCCCGCCGATAAAGTCTGGACCTATACACAAAGTAATGTGGTCATGCCCGCTGACGGTGCGCCATTCATCTACAGCTTCAGCGCACTGAAAGAGCGCCACAATGCTGCCGAGGTCCGTTACACCGACCCGAACAACGGCTGGGAAACGTCCACCGAACTGGTGGAAAACGACGCTGCCATCCGGCGCTACGGTCGCAACGTTCTGAAGATGGATGCATTCGCCTGTACCAGCCGTGGGCAGGCGCACCGCGCCGGACTGTGGGCCATCACCACTGAATTGCTGGAAACGCAGACGGTGGATTTTTCCGTAGGGGCTGAGGGGCTGCGACATGTTCCCGGAGATATCATTGAGATCTGCGACAGTGATTATGCCGGTGTGACCGTGGGCGGACGAATCCTGTCGGTCGACAGCCTTACGCGCACGCTCACGCTGGACCGTGAGGTGGAGATACCGCCAGGCGGCAATGTGGTGCTGAACCTGGTGGGCCGCGATGGTCAGCCTGTTACCGTCGCAGTTACCGCGCACCCCGCCCCGGACTCCGTGACCGTCAGCCAGTTACCCGATGGCGTGGCGGAGTACAGCGTGTGGGGGCTGAAACTGCCGGACCTGCGCCAGCGCCTGTTTCGCTGTGTGGCCATACGGGAAAACGATGACGGCACGTATGCCATTACCGCCGTACAGCATGTCCCGGAGAAAGCGAGCATCGTGGACAACGGGGCGACGTTTGATCCGTTACCGGACACCGGTATCACGAATACGCTGCCTGCCGTGCAGCACCTGACCACAGAGATTCTGGCAGAGGAGGGGCAGTATCAGGCGCGGGCGCGATGGGATACCCCGCGTGTGGTTAAGGGGGTTAACTTCTCCCTGCGCCTGACGGTGAAAGCGGAAGATAACAGCGACCGGCTGGCCAGCAGCCTGATCCTGACAAAAACGGATCATACTTTCCGTAACCTGACGCCGGGACGTTACACCCTGACGGTGCGGGCGGTGAACAGCCAGGGCCAGCAGGGCGATCCGGCCAGCACGGATTTCAGCATCGCCGCGCCGGCAGTACCGTCTTATGTTGAGCTGACTCCCGGCTATTTTCAGATAACCGCCACCCCGCGCCAGGCGGTATATGACCCCACGGTGCAGTATGAATTCTGGTTTACAGATACGCAGATTGCCGATACCCGCCAGGTGGAAACCGATGCGCGTTATCTCGGCACCGCGCTGTACTGGATTGCGGCCAGCAGCAGTATCAAACCCGGCAAGGATTATTACTTCTATATCCGGGCCGTGAACCAGGTCGGGAAATCGGCGTTCGTGGAGGCTAAAGGGCAGGCCAGCAACGATGCGGCGGGCTACCTGGATTTCTTCAAAGGGAAAATCACCGAAAGCCACCTGGGGAAAGAGCTGCTGGAGAAGGTGGAGCTGACGGAAGACAACGCCAGCAGGCTGGATCAGTTTTCGGAAGAATGGCAGGACGCGAACGGCAAATGGAATGCCATGTGGGGTGTGAAGATAGAGCAGACCAAAGACGGGAAGCACTATGTGGCTGGTCTGGGCCTGAGCATGGAAGACACGGAAGAAGGGAAGGTAAGCCAGTTCCTGGTGGCAGCAAACCGTATCGCGTTTATCGACCCGGCAAACGGCAATGAGACCCCGATGTTTGTGGCTCAGGGTAATCAGATATTTATGAACGAGGTGTTCCTCAAATATCTGACGGCTCCCACTATCACCAGTGGCGGGAACCCGCCGACCTTTATGCTGACACCTGACGGAAAACTGACTGCCCGTAATGCGGATATCAGCGGCCATATCAGTGCGAATTCTGGTGCTCTCAACAATGTGACGATTGAGGAAAACTGCACCATAAAGGGGACGCTCCGGGCCGAGCGTATTCTTGGGGATATTGTTAAGGCAGCGGGCAGGGAGTTTCCTTACTTCATAACCAGTAACGGTGAAAAACGGTATGCCAACGGGACACTGACAGTCGTGATTGAAGATGACCAGTCTTTTGACCGACAGATTTCCATTCCTGCGATTATCTTTCAGGGTGCAGCGTATGACAGCCAGACCAGTAATGACGTATGGGATGACTGTACACTGACTGTCAGGAAAAACGGGGTGGAGATATACAAGCAGACAAGCAGAGGTGTATCGGCCGTTTTTACGCGAACACTGGATATGCCTGCCGGGAGCGGACGGATGACGCTGAGTTTCAGCGTCAGTACACACGGTAACAGCAGCGGCTATCCATTTTCCCGAATCAGTGACCTGCTGGTTATTGTGACGAAAAAATCATCAGCCGGGATAACAATCAGTTAATGACAGAAACCGCCTCCGGGCGGTTTTTTTATGGAGGTAGTATGCCGGTACTCATATCAGGCATTCTCAGAGATGGCGCGGGAAAACCCGTACAGGACTGCACCATTCTGCTGAGCGCCAGGAAAACCAGCCCGACCGTTGTGGTTGAGGTGACCTCATCCTCGGTTACGGATGCGAATGGCCACTACAGCATTGAGGCTGAACCGGGTTATTACAGTGTGTCACTGCTGCGGGAAGGTTTTCCTCCCTCCGTGGCCGGTGATATTTACGTGGTCCCGACCGATGCGCCGGATACCCTGAATGCATTTCTCGATGCACCAAAGGATGCAGACCTGCGTCCGGAGGTGATGAAACGTTTTGAGGAAATGGTCAACCGCACGGCAGCGCTGTGCCAGGAGGCAGAGAAGGATCGGGAGCGTGCGGAAAACGCAGCACAGTCAGCGGAACAAAGTAAGGATTCAGCGGCATTGTCTGCAACGGCAGCGGCAGAGTCACAACGTCAGGCGGCACTCTCTGCAGATGCTGCTGATGTGTCTGCCCGCTCTGCTGATGATAATGCCCGACAGACCGCGCAGGACGTTCTGGCCAGTGCAGCGGATGCGGACAGTGCGGCAAAGTCTGCACAGACAGCGACGGAGCAGGCCGGTCAGGCTAAAACCGCCGCTGAGACGGCACAGAAAGCGCAGGAGGAAGCGGGAGTTTCGGCACAGTCTGCTGCGGGAAGTGCCGGCAGCGCAGCAGCGTCAGCACAAACAGCAGGTGAGCATGCCGGCAATGCAGCCGCATCTGAAACCTCAGCGCGTGAAAGCGCCCTCACAGCCACGCAGGCTGCAGAGCAGGGTGATAACAGCGCGGCAGCTGCGGCCCTGAGTGAAAAGCATGCCAGGGAGTCCAGCGAAAAGGCTGCTAAATCAGAGGCTGCGGCATCAGCCAGTGCAGAATCGGCATCTTCCAGTGATGCTTCAGCCCGGCAGTCAGCCGAAACGGCTGAGAAACAGAAAAATGCAGCCGCTGAGAGTGCCACCCGCGCAGAACAGGCCAGAGATGAGGCGCTGACATCCCGGAACGAGGCAGTGGAAGCCGCTGAAACAGCGGCGACAGACGCTGCAGAGAAAGCTGCCAGCAAGGTTTCGGAGCAACTGAAAGCTGCTGTAGCCGATGATACTCAGCGCGCAGAAGCCGCGATGGCTGGCGCTGAAAGAGCAGCTGAAGCCTCACAGGGATACCGTGATGAAGCGCGGGATATTGCTGAAGGTCTGAAGCTGGGAGACGCCAGCACAACGCAGAAAGGGCTTGTGCAGTTAAGCAGCGATGACGACAGCGACAGTGAAGCCCTTGCAGCGACACCGAAAGCCGTTAAAAAAGTCAAAGACCTGACGAACCTGAAAGCCCCTCTGGACAGTCCTGAACTGACGGGAACGCCAACCACTCCCACTCCACCACTGACTATTAACAACCAACAAATTGTTAATGCTGAGTTTGTTCACGCAGCTGTTGCAGCGCTTGTTGGCTCATCTCCTGAAGCCCTGGACACCCTGGCTGAGTTAGCTGATGCATTAGGCAATGATCCCAACTTTGCAACGACGATGCTCAATGCGTTAGCGGGTAAACAGCCGCTTAACGAAACGTTGACTAATCTGAGTGGGAAAGATGTAACGGGCCTGCTCCAATACCTTGGTTTAGTAGACACGATAAAACTTGCTGCCGGAGCGCTGCCGATAACAGGAGGTAATTTAAAGGGACAAATTACCTTTTCATTATCGCAACCCAGAAATGGTTCCAACCACCTAATATACAATGGTGACGATAAGGGAATACTGGCTTGCGGATATGGTTATTATCAGGGCAGATTTGATATTCATTTTTATGACGAAAAAGGCGCATGGGCATCAAATCCAGTAGCTATCTGGCCAAATGGGAATTGTCAGTTTGGAAATGTTTTTGATAATGGAAAGAGAGTTTATTCACCAAATAATCCCCCTCCTGACTCCTACCCTGTAGGTGCGCCAATTCCCTGGCCTTCAGACACGCCACCTGCTAACCATGCGATTATGCAGGGACAACCATTTGATAAGTCTGCCTATCCACTACTGGCTGTAGCTTATCCTTCTGGGATTATCCCTGATATGAGAGGGCAGACGATAAAGGGCAAACCTGATGGTCGTGCTGTATTGTCTCAGGAACTTGACGGTATTAAGTCACACGACCATGGTGCGACGGTCGCAGCTACCGACCTCGGAAACCGTGACACCACCGGATTTGATTACGGAAATAAAGAAACAACAGGTTTTGATTACGGTACAAAAACAACCGATGTTCAGGGTGCTCACGCGCACAATTACTCATTCCTGGCATGGCAAGCAGGTTGGGGATATCCAGCCGGAAACCAAAACATGGGGGCTGTCACGCAAACGACCTCCACTGACGGCGCTCATGCACACAACGTTTATATAGGTGCACATAGTCATATTGTTGGCATTGGGGCACATGCCCACTCTGTCTATATTGGCGCGCACAGCCACGGTGTGACTGTTTCTCCGTCAGGTCATGCTGAAAACACCGTAAAAAATACCGCATTTAACTATATTGTGAGACTTGCATAATGACTTTTAAAATGACTAACACCAATCGCACTATTACTATTTATAACCTGTCATCTTCTACTAATGAATTTATTGGTAAAGGTGATGGATATATCCCGGCGAACACGGGTTTGCCTGCATACAGTACTGATATTGCACCGCCAACTACAAAGGATGGATTTGCCGCTGTATTTAATTTTGATTCAGGTAAATGGTCACTCGTCGAAGACCATCGTGGGAAAGTTGTCTACAATATTCACACGGGGGAATCCACCACAATTAACCAGTTAGGTAAGTTGCCTGATGATGTCGTTTCTGTTGCTCCTGAAGGCCATTTTGTTAAATGGGACGGTAAAAAGTGGGTGCATGATGCTAACGCAGAAAAAATAGCGCAGATTACGCAGGCGACACAACAAAAAGAAAGCCTACTGGCTCTGGCCGCCTCAAAAATCGCTCCCTTACAGGACGCAGTTGATCTTGTTATTGCAACAGAAGCGGAAGCGGCACTTTTACTGGCATGGAAAAAATACCGTGTTTTACTTAACCGAATAAATCCAAATGATACACCTGATGTTAACTGGCCTGAGCAACCTGCAGAACGAAGTATAAGTGGTTAAATCATAGTTGAATGGTGGGCTTAGGGATGCTGAATCCTTCAGAAAGCAGCCCAAAATAGGCTGCATATTGTTTATACTTTGGTTCGATCAGATCTAAGCTGATATTTAATCTTCTTTATGAGGCAGTATTCTCGAATAAATAACAAATTAATTCTCTTGCTAAGTTTTTGTGTGCCAGAGAATGGGGTAACTGCCTTTTTTATATAATGGATTTGTTCTTCGTTAAAGGAGCAATAACCATTAATTTTTGTGCTTATTCTTTTGGCTAGACTATATGTCTGATGAACAGAGGGCGCTATAGTCTCTATTTCGCTCTTGCCTTTTTTATTAAGTAATTCATTGAAAACTCCCATGGCACATATTATATCATCGATATCTTTTTTTCGAGGTGCGTTAGTTATGCTATTTTTTCGTACTCGATATAAAACAAGAGTATCGGTCATACGTTTGATTTTTTTTGATAGAAGATATGTTTTGGGTATTAATGCTATATCTTCGTAATGTCTGCCAACTGGAAATCTTAACGTATTAAATATATATCTTTTGTAAACTCTTGCCCATGGGAACCATTCATTTTTTAAAAATGTTTCACGAAGATTACTTATTGAATCTATTGTCAAAGTCTCGTTTGTAGATACGATTGACACTTCTGTTACTTTTTCCTTGTTGTCGTCATAAAATCTATTCGCATTAAACTCAATTAAATCAATATCATTAAGCTTTAGCGTTGGGTTGATCTTTTCCCAGAATGTTGAATCCCAAAGATCATCACCATCTAAAAATGCTAAATACTTACCTGAACATACATCAATACCTGCATTTCTGGCTGCAGACACCCCTTGGTTTGTTTGGGTTATTAATTTAATCGATTTGTTTTTATTTTCACTTATGAATAATTCTATTTCTTTAAGGGAATTATCCGCCGACCCATCATTAATCACAATGATCTCAACACTATCATCTATTTGTGATGATACAGATTGCAAACATTCATAAATGTAATCTTGGCAGTTGTAGCAGGGGATTATGACGCTTAACAAGAAAGGGGTATCCATTAAATGCATCCTTGAGTTAAAAAATTAATCCAATTTAAACTTCTTACGAGGCTGATGACCTTCTTCGGCATTTTATTTTACCATGCTGGAGTAGGAAATCATCGTGTAATTGCATACAGTCCAAGAGGATTTCCAGTAACAACGGGCTGTTCTTGTCCAGTATGGCGACTTAATATGTTTAATCTGAAACCAGCCACATATCAGCCTCTTCAAACATTTCCTGAACAGTACGGCTTATCAGTTCCTTCTCATGCTTGCTGGCGTCAGTGTTGATCGCCGGCAGTGTCATCATCGGTTTAACCCGAACATCAGCATCGGGGAAGATCCGGTGAACCCTCTTAGTCAATTCTCCCAGAATGATATCTTTTGCTCCGGGCAAACCATCAAAATTCCTTTTGTCATAAACGAGTTCCACGAACATTTCTTGTAGCCTCTTTACTGTATGGATATGCAGTGTTTATGCTGTGTTTTTATCCGGTATTCAAGAGGGGTTAATTGATGCCACGACCCAGCGATATTGAAATGGCCTGGCATGCTTCGATACAGCAAGAACCTAATGGCCATAAGACCGTCACCACACAGCGGTTTGTCCAGGAACTGAGCAAGGTTAACTGGAACTGGACGATGAAGCAGGCTAACGAATGGATCGAGTGGTATGTGACAACATTCCGCGATGTATCAACGTATCAACGCAGGAAGGGGAGAACCGTACCTTTCAGCTTTTCAATCCAAACGGAGGACTATAGCCATGGGCTTCCTTTCACCTGCCAGTGATTACGTTGAAACAAGGATTTCCCTCGATCAACACCTAATCAGCCAGCCCGCAGCGACTTATTTCATGCGGGCATCGTGTTCACATTTCAGGGAAGGGATAATCCAGGGGGCACTACTTGTTGTGGACGCGTCGCTTTCAGCCTGTGATGGCTCGCTGCTGATATGCGCGATAGATGGGGAATTCAGGATCAAGCGATACCGAACTCACCCTCAGCCCCACCTGATAAATCTGGATAACGGGAGAAGAGAAGTGCTGCCAGAAGACGGTGATGGCTACAATTCTTCACACGCAATATTTGGTGTTATCACGTACATCATTAATGATGCCAGGAACGCGGAGTTTGATGACTGCCCAGTGATGTGAATAGCTGAAACTTTACGGTAAAGTCGATGTTTTGTGTCGGGGTTTTTCCCCAATTATTCCCCGTTGCTTCCCCGTTCATAAAACAGGCATAAAAAACCAGCCGTAACAGGCTGGTTCTTCGAGGATTTTTGGTCGGCACGAGAGGATTTGAACCTCCGACCCCCGACACCCCATGACGGCGCGTACACATTCGTAATGATCTGGTAGTAAAGCCAGATCTCGCCGTAAAGGTTTAAAAGACGTTTCCAGTTTTCCAGACTCGCTCAGCTTCGACCCTACCTAACTGTTTTTAATGCCTCCCATCACCGATATCCATCCCTTGCCATGTCATTATCTTCCCGACGATAATAAGGTACCGGCATACCGGTCTGATAAGCTGAAGCGACAATATCCCCGGCGTGACCGTAAACTTATATTATTTCTGGCAGGAGCCTCACTTGAAATACAAATGGCATTTATTCTGGGCAATCATCATTCTTTGCGTCATTGGAACCGGGGGGCTTGCCGCGATTGCGTATACCAGTCTCCCCCCTTCAGGCAGTAGTGTATTTATTGAAGTTACGAAAACCGTCTCCCTGTGTCTAGGTGGACTCGGTGTCATACTGCCGCTGTATATAAATGCTACAAATTCAGTGGAAAGCCGGATGGCAGAAAAAATCGAGAATACGTTTTGCCTGATTGAAAAATGGGATGACCCTCATCTGTTCTCAGCCAGAAAATTGACTCGGGAAATAAAAGAAGCTAGGTCATCATTAAGTGATGACGATCTGGTCAAAAGAATCAAAGAAGATGAGGAGCTCAAACAGTCGGTTATCTTGGTCTCAAACTATTTTGAACAGGTCCGTTTCTCTGTGGTGAATAACCGTATTGATGTCGTTCAGTTCAGATCAGTTCTGGGGCCAGTAATCACGGACATTATCACGCGTTTTGAACCTTATTTTAAATTGTTCGGAAATCTATATATGGATGATTTAAGGCAACTCAAAACGCTGATGAAGGGCTGATGCACTAACCCCACATCCGGCGCACAGCTTCCCGACATTATCTGTATATCATGGTTTCATTGTCGAAAGCATGTTTATCCTTTTGGGGTGGCAAACAGAATTTGGCTACCTGAACGGAGGTGATATGCTCACCTCCGTTAAATATAGGTGTTCCAATGAAAAAATGAAATGAATGACTATATTTTGCTCATAGCAGACGCTTACATCAATTATGGCTAAAAGGCTGGCATGAGGGTATGTTGACAGGCCACGGTGAAAGAAAAGTGGGTCGTTGTCTGTGGTCGCATTGAGCCTGGAGAATGAGCGGAAACATAAAAGCCCGCATATAAGCGGGCTTTTATGTCACTTGGGAGCCGCGGCTCCTTAGCGTATCCTTTTTTGTCTCCTCACCGTCTGGTCGGTGTCTTGCTGATACTGCTAACTTCATGTTTTTGCTAGTGCCGTCCTGGCACTGTCCAATCATGATTGGTGGGCTGGCGGGAGTTGAATCCACGGTTTTTTCAGAATTATGAGCGATTTAGTTCATTACTTCGACGGCCGTCTGCGCCAAAGCGGACATATTATTACTAATGTAAATCAACCAACCGGGGACAGATCACCTGGCCTTGCTATTTTTACAATGCGCTATGAATAGCTGTAACAAGCTCTTCAACAGAAACATTTTGTAAGCTTAGTGAAACTGCATTTTTACTCTGCATAATTAATGAATTATCTAGAGGAATTGATGTACCAAAAATTGCCACAAGGTCTTTTGCTGGCACATCACTCATCTGGATTGAGTAGTTTTGGGTTAAATCGAGGTCAAGGGTTGCACCATTGGCGCACATGGTGCGGCAAGGACCATTCGGTTCATAATAGATAGCAATACACCCGTTTGGACAAGATATAGAACAAGATGGATGGCCAGGAGCAGTACAAGTTGTCAT